GGTAACCTCCACTTATCCACAAGTCATGTGGATTAACATGGAATACCCCAGCATCCAGATGACGGTCTATCCTCGCCCTACACGGGACTTGGAATGGCACTTTATCAGCGTGCAAGAATTGGATCAGCCTGCTACGTTGAACACAATACTGGCGTTCCCGCCAGGCTATTTGCGTGCGTTCACTTATGCCCTAGCGATGGAGATTGCGCCTGAGTTTGGTGTTGAGCCAAGCCCCCAAGTGCAGCGCATCGCCATGACCAGCAAGCGCGACCTGAAGCGCATCAACAACCCTGACGATGTGATGTCGATGCCTTACGCCATTGTGGCCACTCGCCAGCGCTTTAACATTTATGCTGGTAACTATTGATGTTGATTGCGCTTGATTACGACAAAACCTACACCGCCGATCCGGCGTTGTGGGATGATTTTGTTCAGTCAGCGCAAAATCGTGGGCACACAGTAAAAATTGTCACAATGCGTACACCAGTCGAAACAATTGTCAATGCCCCAATTGAAGTTGTTTACACTAGCCGAAAAGCAAAATCGTCTGTAATCAACGCCGACATTTGGATTGACGACAGCCCACAATGGGTCTATCAGGATTCCCTATGAAAACGCAGATTCTTGGCTCTAGCTACGTTGCACGCAGCACCAATGCTGCGGATAACCGCATGGTCAATCTGTTTCCTGAGATCATCCCCGAGGGTGGCAAGGAAGCGGCGTTCCTGAACCGCGCCCCTGGCCTACGGCTGGTGACCTCCGTAGGCACCGGCCCCATTCGGGGCATGTTGCAGTCGGGTCAATGGCTGTATGTGGTGTCAAACAATCAACTGTATAAAGTTGACCAAAACTACAATTCAACATTACTTGGCGGTATAAGCAACACCGGTCCTGTGTCAATGGCGTTTAACGGCACCCAGTTGTTCATTGCGGCCAACGGTCCCAGTTACGTTTACAACTCGGTAACCAACGCTTACGTTCAGAACAACACATTTCCGCCAGCCCAAACCGTTACGTTTATGGACGGCTATTTTATTTTCAATGAGATCAACAGCCAAAAGTTCTGGGTAACTGATTCGTATGATGGCACGGCGCTAGATGGAGCCAGTGTGGCCAGCGCCGAAGGATCGCCCGATGGTTTGGTGGCCGTGATTGCGGACCACAATGAACTGTGGCTATTTGGCGGCAATTCGGTTGAAGTCTGGTATGACGCAGGTCTACCGCCTCCAGGCGTGCCATTCCAACGCATCCAAGGGGCTTTTAATGAGTTAGGATGCGCGGCGGCGTTCTCAATAGCCAAACTGGACAATAGCTTGTTCTGGCTGGGCGCTGATGCCCGTGGCCAAGGGATTGTTTACCGCGCCAATGGATACACCGGCACACGCATATCTACGCACGCTGTAGAGTACGCCATCGCCCAATACGGCAACATCACAGACGCCATTGCTTATTCGTACCAGCAAGAAGGCCACACGTTTTATGTGCTGACTTTTCCCTCGGCCAACGCTACATGGGTCTATGATGCTTCAACCCAAGCATGGCACGAACGTGCAAGCTGGGAAAGCGATAACGCCATCCGTCACCGGTCCAACTGCCGCGCTGTGTTTAACAGCGAAGTGCTAGTCGGTGATTTTGCAAACGGCAACATTTATGCGTTTGACTTGGATGTGTACTCGGACAACGACCACATCCAAAAGTGGATTCGCTCTTGGCGTGCGCTGGCTTCTGGCACAAACACGCTCAAGCGCACCGCACAGCATTCATTGCAACTTGACTGCGAAGTCGGGTTTACCCTGCCTCCAGTTACAGAAGAACAATTTATTGTCACTGAAGACAGCGATGACATCATTACTGAGTCTTACGATTTTCTGATCACAGGTGTTCAAACAAGCGTCAACGGTACGCCCTTGGTGTTGTTGCGCTGGTCAGACGATGGTGGCCATACGTGGAGCAACTACCATTCTAAATCTATGGGCGCTGTGGGTCAGACTGGCCAACGGGTAATCTGGCGGCGTTTGGGGATGACGATGAAGTTGCGCGACCGTGTGTATGAGGTTTCAGGCACCGATCCGGTCAAGATCGCCATCATGGGCGCTGAATTGTTTATGACGCCTACCAATGCTTAATGCAGATACCAATATCCCGTCAAACCGAGTACCGTTCTTTGATCAGGTAACGGGTTTGATTTCGCGGGAGTGGTATCGGTATTTCTTGGCCCTGCTTAACGCAAATGTTGATTACACGCCTCAAAGTAATCCTGTCAATGTACCGTTAACCGCATCGCCGGTAACTATTGGCAATGACACCCAAAGGCCGGTAGACATTATGATTAGCGGCGGCGGGGTGATCAAAGTCGAATTCCAACGCGGGACTGGTACAAAATACAATACGGGGTCATACTATGGTATGTTTGGTTTGTCGCCCAGTGACGCGCTGACCATTACGTACTCAGGTACGCCCATCGTTACCTTTATTCCAAGATGATTGAACATTTTTTTAGCGCCGGTGTGTATGCAAAAGAAGCCCGCATTCCAGCGGGAAACATTCTTGTGCAACACAAACACAAATTTGATCACTTGTCAATTTTGGCTAGCGGGTCTATAGAGTTAATGGTAGATGGCGTTAAATTGACCGTCCATGCGCCAGCGTGTTTAACCATTGAAGCAAACAAACATCATGGCGTAAAATCCCTCACAGATGTTGTGTGGTATTGCATCCACGCCACCGAATGCACCGATGTAAACGAAATCGATGAAGTGTTGATAGTGGCTGGCGATAACGCGCAAGCCCGTAAACTGGCCCAGTGCCTTCAGGAGTAAATTATGCCTTGGATGATACCCGCCGCAATTATTGGTAGTTCTTTACTGGGTTCGAGCGCCGCAAGTAGCGCAGCATCTACACAAGCGAATGCGGCTAATAACGCAGCCAATCTTCAAAATCAGCAGTACCAACAAACTCGGCAAGATCAAATGCCGTGGATGCAAGCTGGTCAAACAGCATTAAATGCGCTTACGCCGTTGGTGATGAATTACAGACCGTTCGACATGAACACGTTTGCTCAAGACCCAGGATATCAGTTTAGAATGGATCAAGGCACAAAAGCATTGGAGCGCAGTGCGGCAGCCCGTGGTGGCCTTATCAGCGGTAACACTGGCGGCGCGTTGCAAAATTACGGTCAAGGGCTGGCCTCGCAAGAGTATCAAAACGCATTTAACCGCTATCAGGCAGAACGCCAAGCCCAGCTTGGCCCGTTGCAATCGTTGGCTGGTGTGGGTCAAACGACAGCGCAACAATTAGGCACGGCTGGGCAAAATTATGCTACCAATGCAGGCAACATGCTTACCAGTGGCGCGGCAGCACAAGCGGCGGGGTATATGGGAGGCGCAAATGCTGTTGGTCAAAGTGTCGGTCAATATTTAAATTACAACCAAGGCAATAATTTAGTTTCAGCTTTGCGCGGAAACGGAAGATACACTCCTGGCCAAACTTCGGCAAGTGTGTGGGATTCAAGCGCGGGAGAATTTTAAATGGCACTCGATCCAAACATTGCAATGGGCTACAGGGGCATTGAAATTGCCAATCCTTTGGCACAGTACGGCCAACTTGCACAAATTCAAAATTATCAAAATCAAAACATAGCTGCTCAAAATCAAAACGCTTTGGCGCAGTATCAGCTTGGCGCTGCTCAACGCGCAGACGTTGCGGCAGAAGGTTTAAATAAACTTTACGCTAAGCATTACGATCCTGTTAAAGGAACTGTAAATCAGAACGCGCTTATGGCCGAAGCGGCCTCAACGCCTGGGCTTGCTTCGCAAATTCCTAAACTGCAAGAAGCTGCAACTAAACGGGAGCAAGAAGCTGCAACGCTAACTGAAACTAAGTCAAAAACTGAAGAACGTCAGTTTAAACTTACAAATGACAAATTAAAACATGGATTGGAGTCGCTTACATCTGCACCAACACCTCAAGACGCCATTCAAAAGTTAAATGATGGCATTTCAAAAGGTTTTTTTGACATGAAGACTGCTTTAGCAGAAGCACAAAAACTTCAAAACATGCCACTTGAAGATTACCAAAAATACAGAATTGAAAAAATATTAGGTTTGGTAGACGCCAAAGACAAACTTGGTTACATGTTACCTAAAACAACTCGTCAAGATATTGGCGGTAGCATTGTCAACATTCAAGACAACCCAATGTTGCCTGGCTATGGTTTGCCTGTTCAAGGTATGGCACCGCTTGCTAAAACAATGACGTTTGCAGATAGGACTGCACAACAAAACGCTAATCTTGCACGCGAAAAATTTACGTTTGAAAAAGCCAACCCAGGCTTTGAACTTAAAGAAAATGAAAACGGTGAATTTTTTGGAGTAAACAAGCGCACATTGCAAGCATTTCCTGTCACTATTGGCGGTGGCGCTGCATCGGCTGTTGCACCAATGGTTCAAGGCGCCGGCGGTATGCCTGGACCGCGCATGGCGCAGCCTGGCGCTGTCGTGCCAGCCATCCCTGGCATGACTAGCGTGCTTGATCAGACTGCCCCTGCTGTTGCGCCAGCAGCTGGTGGGCCTCGCCAGTTAGTTGGTAAAGGAACGGCATTGACTGAAAGCCAAGGTAACGCAACCGCGTTTGGTATGCGAATGAAAGAAGCTAATTCAATTTTGACTTCATTGGAAAAATCTGGATTTAAAAATACTGGTTTGATTAGCAACGCCGTTGGCAGCACTGTTGGCATAGTCCCATTGCTTGGCGACAAATTGGAAGGCATGACCGGTTCTGTTTTTAACGTATTGCCTCAAATCATGGGTGGTCTAAGTCCAGAGCAGCAACAAGTTGCACAAGCTCGAGTTAACTTTATTACCGCTGTACTGCGTAAAGAATCCGGTGCTTCTATTCAACCATCTGAATTTTCAATGGAAGAAAAAAAATATTTTCCTAAGCCTGGTGATGATAAAACTGTGGTTGCACAAAAACAAAAAGCTCGAGATTTGGCGATTAAAGCAATGGGAATTCAAGCTGGTCCTGGCGCTAAAAATATTGAACAATATGCGCCAACAAGCGGCTCGGTGGCACCAACTGTTAGTAACTGGTAAGGGGTATACATGCCACGCGACATCACAGTTACTTTTGATGATGGGTTTACCCACGTTTATCAAAATGCGCCTGACAATTTAACGCCAGATGCTGTATCAGCTCGGGCTCAACAAGATTTTGGTAAAGTTGTCAAAGCATTGGACGGTGGCCGCAAAGGTGCTGGAGTTGCACAGGAAACACCAGAGGTTTCATTGCGTGATCGGATTATGGGCGTGATTGAAACACCCGCGGCACTTGCCGGTGGTCTTGCTGCCGGCGTTGTGGCGCCCGTGGCCGGCGTGATTGGTTCGTTGACTAGTGGCAAATACGGAACACAAGCCGGTGTACAGGCTGGCGAACAAGCCGCGCAAGCTGCTCGGGCTCAGTTCTATCAACCTCGTACCGAGACAGCCAAGCAGATTCTTGGCGCAATTGGCGGCGTTATGGAGCCTCTTACAGGCGCTTTGCCCCCAACCCTTGGCACAGCTGGTGCAAATTTAAATGCAATGGTTGGTCCAGCCATGCAACAGGCCGGCGCAGTTGCTCGTCCGGCCATGACTCCGGTACGTAATGCGCTGACCAATGTGATGACCCGTGAGCAGCCGGCCATGCAAGGCATGGGCGCGGCAACCGCCGCAGAAGATCTGATGCGCCAAGAGCGCTTGCAACGCTTTGGCATCCCTGCTACAGCTGGTGAGCGCACCAAGAATTTGGCACAACAGCAATTTGAGTCTGAAGTCCAACGTGGTGTGATTACAGGCATTTCTGATGAAGCCAAAACCAAATTGGCTGAACAAATGCGTGGTTTTGAGGCTAACAAAAAACAAGCCATTGTCAATAACTTTGAGCGCATGACAAATGATGTGGGCGCTGAAATAGCTGATCCTACGCAATTGCGCCAAGTGGGCAAGATTGTGGACAAGGCGCTCAATGATGAGTACACCAAAAAATTTGATGCCTACAAATCACTGTACGCCAAGGCAGACAATGCTGGTGAGACATTGCAGCCAGTGCCATATCAAGCGTTGATTGATTACGTCAATACCAAAACACCAACAATGAGACAAAAGCTGGACCCTATTTTGGATTCAGTGGTTGAATCGTTGAAGATGAATGATCCTGAGAAAACTGGATCTATTACCGTGCGTGCGCTGGAAGACATTTATCAACAACTCGGCCAGGTCAAAAACTCGCCAAATGCTGGCAAGTTGAAGCAGATCATTACTGACATGGGCGAAGGCGCTGGCGGTGAGTTGTATCAAGCTGCACGGGCATCTAGAAAGCAATTGGCCAAAGAGTTTGAAGATGTCTCGCGTGTTGATAAATTGCTTGGCACAAAAGCAGGCTATACGGACCGCAGGGTGGCATTGGATGATGTGTTCAAACATGTAGTGCTGGACGGTTCGTTAGAAGAAATGCGAACTGTCACCAAGCTGCTTAAAAAAGCAGGCCCAGAAGGACAACAAGCCTACAAAGAGCTGCAAGGTCAAACTATCCAACACATGAAAGATTTGCTGACCAAAGGTGATCAGCTGTCTTTCAAAAATCTGAACACTTTGGTTACTCAGCTAGATTCAGAAGACAAACTGGCTTACATGTTTGGCAAAACTGGCCGTGATCAAATCATGGATTTACGTGATGCCATCAAAGATGTGGTGGTCAAAGAGCCTGGCGCTGTTAACTACAGCAACACATCTGGCGCCATGTTGCGTGGCTTAGAGGCTTTGCAATCATTACGTTTGCCTGTTAAATCAGTTGCTGAAGCAGTTCGCACACGCGAAGTCACAGGGAAAGTCAAAAAAGCATTGGAGCAACCCAACGCATTAGCCCCTGCCCAACCCAACCAAAACGCACTTAGAATTGATTTAACTGGCATGGCCAACAAATAGGAATCGACATGACTACTACGCTTACCCCCAGTCCAATAATGCAGTTCTTCGATGCCAACGGTAACCCGTTGGTAGGTGGGAAACTGTACACCTATGCTGCTGGCACAACGACACCACAGGCCACGTACACCGACTACACCGGCAGCACAGCCAACACCAACCCTGTGATTTTCAACAGTCGCGGTGAAGCGGCTGTGTGGTGCGGCAACAGTCGCTATTACATGGTCCTAAAAGACGCCAACGACACGCTGATTTGGACCGCTGATAACGTCAACGGCGCAAATGGCCCCACGTTGGCGTTGTTGGCCGCATCAAACGGGGCTACGTTGATTGGGTACACCCCGTCAGACACCAACGTCCCTGAGACGCTTAACAGCCGTCTGCAATTATTAGACGGCGTGTCAGTTACCGCTGGCGCTCTTGACAGCTATGCGGGTTCTAGCGTTAACGTGTTTCGTGATGCGTCTGCCGTGTCCGGCGGCACGTTTGGGTATGTTAATGCGGCAACGGTGGCACGCACAACTACTGGTGCCACTGAAACATCGTTTGAATGGACCAACTTGGCCATCATGGATAACTACTCAGCCGCTGGTCAAAATGTTGCTGTATACGGTCAAGGCAATCGCCGTAGTACTGGCCCAACATGGGGCGGCGTGTTTGAAGCGCGCGATTATACGCAAGTTGCTAATCCCACACTTGGAATGGTAGGTGTAGAAGTTGATAGTTTTGCCAACGGTACAGATAATCTTTTTGAACGTATTGGAATTGATATTGTCGCGGGTAAAGGTGTCGCTGCTGGAGTAAAAAGCGTTACAGGTATTGGTTTGAGAATTATTCCAGTCAACGGTGACACCACTCAAGCAATGTACGGTAAAGGCATTTTGTTAACCGGAGACATGACAGAAGGCATCAACATTTCGAGTGCCGGAACTCGCGGAATATATTTTACAGCAACGGCTGTTAATGTTGTTGGTATTGATTTGTCGTTGTCTACAAACAGCACATCAGCAATCCGCATTAAAGGTGGTGACAATATTGCGTTTGATGCTTCATCTTTTTTCCGATTGCGCCACAGCAGTACGGGCGTTGCTGGTCTGACTTATGCGGTCAGCGGCGTGGATAAAGTGATTATTAGTGATACCGGTAGCATTATTTTGGGTGAAACCATTGCATGGACTAACACTTATACTTCCCCAACTGCAACTGCCGGTACTAGCGGCGCGTTGCCTGCTCAAGTGTCTGGTTATATTAAAGTCAATGTTGGAGCTGTTTTAGTAAAAATCCCCTATTACGACGTATGATCACTTTGACCCTAACCCCTCAAGAACTGGCCGTCATAAACAACGCGCTCATGCTTGCGCCGTATGGCGTGGTTGCGCCAGTAATACAGTCCATTAACCAACAACTCCAGGATAAAAAAGATGGACAGCCAGACGTTCTTTAATGTTGCTTTGGGTTTGGCTGCGTTCTTCGGTGGGTGGGTGCTAAACAATATCACCAAGGCCATTGAGCGCCTTGATGTTGATGTGCGTCAGATGCCCCACACTTACATTGCCAAGGACGATTACCGCCGTGACATTGATGAGATCAAAGAAATGCTGGGCAAGATTTTTGATAAGTTAGACACGAAACAGGACAAATGATTGACCCCATAACCATCGGTGCGGCGTTTGCCATAGCGAAGAGCACCATTGCGGGGGTCAAAGAAGCAATTCAGATGGGCAAAGACCTGCAAGAGTGCAGTGGCGATCTGATTAAATTCTTTGAGCATAGGGACACCGTAGCCAAGGCGGCGGTACACGAAAAGAAAAAGCCGCAGTCTGATATGGGTCAGGCGGTTAACGCAGTGATGCAGGCCAAGGCGTTGCGGGATGCAGAAAAACAATTGAGAGAGCAATTGATCTACTCTGGTCAGGGCGATGTTTGGGAGGCGATCCAAGCGCAGTACAACATGATTGTGGCCAACCGTAAGCGTGAGGAGCGTGAAGCGGAAGCCAAAGCCAAGCTAAAGCGGGAGAATCTGGCAGAGACGGTAAATATTCTGCTGATTGGGTTTGCTTCTATTCTTGCGGCTGGATTCGTTGGTTGGGGTACGTTTGCATTTATTATGTACAAATTGAGGAATTAGTATGAATTGGGCAGATGTAATGAAGGCGGTGATCCCCATTGTGGTGGCATCACTTGCATGGCTTCTGGGTGAAGTGTCCTCTTTCAATACCCGTCTAACCAAGATTGAAGGTTCCATGCCTGCGCTGATTACAAGCCAAGGTGTCCCTACTGACAGCCCGTTGTCGGCTGAAGCACGACACAAACTGAAGGAAGAAATCTACAAAGAGATTAATAGTTTGTTTGTTAAAGTAACCCTGCTCGAAGAGCGTCAGAAAGGAAAATAATGGATTGGTTAAAAGCAATAGCGCCAACTTTGGCTACGGCCATTGGAGGCCCATTTGGAACAATGGCTTACGGGTTAGCGGCAACCGCCTTGGGCGTCTCTCCAGAGGAAGCGCAAAAAACCATTGAGTCGGGAAAGCTCACATCTGAGCAGATTGCATCAGTACAGCAAGCTGAGATTGCCATCAAGGCCCGTGCCCAAGAGCTTGGTTTGGACTTTGCCAAGCTAGAGAACGAAGACCGCAAGTCTGCGCGTGACATGCAAATTTCCACAAAAAGCTGGATTCCTGCTGTGTTGGCTATTGCAGTCACCATTGGTTTCTTTGGTATCTTGGTAGGAATGATGACCGAAACCTTTAAAACTTCTGATGCTCTGATGCTTATGCTGGGATCGCTTGGTACGGCGTGGACAGGCATCATCGGCTTTTATTTTGGTAGCAGTGCATCAAGCCAAAACAAAGACAATCTCCTCCACCAATCTACGCCCACAAAATGACTGAACACTTTAGCCTTGCGGAACTAACGCACACAGACCATCGTGAATTTGACAACATCCCCAATGAAACAGAACTTGCAAACCTCCAACGTCTTGCAGAATTTCTTGAACAAGTCAAAACAATACTTGGAGGAAAGCCCATCATGGTCAATTCAGCTTTCCGATCAAAACAAGTCAATGATGCTGTGGGCAGCAAAGACACTTCTCAGCATCGCATCGGCTGCGCTGCTGATATTCGTGTACCCGCTATGACACCTGACCAAGTGGTCAAAGCCATCATTGCCAGCGATCTGAATTATGACCAAGTGATCCGTGAGTTTGATCGGTGGACCCACATCAGCATACCTAACGTAGCCGGTGCCGCGCCACGCAAGAGTAAGCTGATTATTGACAAGGCTGGCACACGCCTTTACGCTTAAGGACGCGGGGCGTTCTTAGGCGTTTCTACGCACATGTACACTGCCGTGTACTGACCTCGGTTTGGTCCCGTCCAACGGTCAATGTACACACCGCAAACGGTCTTTAAAGTCTTTTGGATGGTCTTCGGCCCTGCGCCGAAGTGCTCGGCAAGTTGATTGACAGTTAGACCATCTTCAGACGCCAGCAACAGTTCACGAATTGCGTGGTGCCTAGATTTCATGTGTTCTTCTCCTTGAGTTTGGCTTCAATGGCTTCGTAAAGTTTATAAGTCATTCCATACGGCAAAACCCCGCATTTAATAAGTTCCATTTTTGTCAGCCCAACCCATGTGCGCTGAATTGGGTTTAATTTGGAATCCATAAACCCTATGTGCTCTGGCTGTGCCAAGGCTTCTTTGATGGCGGTGATAGCTTCATTTACATGGCGGTTCTGCGTAAAGTGAATTTTCACAATATCCAACGCCTCCAGCGCCAGCTTCAATGCTTCGTCTTTAGTCATTGTTCTTCTCCATTTCAGCTTTTAGTCGAGGGTAATAACGTCCAACAGATATCAGTGTTGACTGCGCTGTTTTTTTATTAAACCCGTACTTCAGATGTTGCTTAATGTTTAGATGTGCCAATCCAAGCAATCCATAAACCTCGGTCAATTCTGAATTTAATTGACGTATTTCAGCTTTTAAACAATCAACTTCGCTTATGTATATTTTCATGTGTTCTTCTCCTTAAGTTTGGCTTCAAGCGCTTTGGCAAATTCTGTTGGCATACGCATCGCACAAGACCGCCAAATATCTTCAGCTTCCTCCTCCGTCAGCCCAATCCACGGGCGCACATATTCTTGAATGTCATCATCATCAGAAATTTGTCGTTTGCGCCAGCCAGTCATGTCTGCTCCTTATAGTATTTAACTCGATTGTTCATGTAAGTGGACGCCATAGCTTGGGGAAATATGGATTTCAAATGGCAGTGCCGACATGTCAAGTACGCTTCGCTACTATCGGCGCAAGCAAGACCTCCCTCAACCCACAGTTTGACCCCTTTCGCTACCCACGGACCTTTGGTTGTAGCGCACAATTTGCAAATTGCATTTTTTTTCAATCGCTTAACAATAGCCGTGTAATCCGGCGAAGACCGCATGTTGTCGTTGTTTACCACCCGCTTTTTGCGTAAACACGGTTTAGAACAAGTAGCAATTTTTGCATGGTCAGTGGGGGTCAACATCATTTCTGTGCCGCACACTACGCAGTCTTTTGGAATTCGGACAACCTTTGCGGCCCAAGCGCAAGCCCGACCGCAATAATGGTGGCTAGTGCGTTTTGCCCAACAAGCGTATTTCTCAAATGGCATCTCGCAATAGTCGCAATTAAACCCTATCTTTGACTTGTTTCTAGACAGTTTGGTTGGGTTTGACTTTTGAAATAACAAGCCGTCTTTAAGCGGCGCTATATCTTTATAGTGGCGTTCATATCCGTTTCCTTTCATTTTTTGCTCCTCAATGGATACGGTGGAAAAGGCCAGTTATCGGGCCAATCTTTGGTGCTCATACGCGCCCCCTTGGAGTGGCCAGCAGCCACTTATCGCCAAGGAATCGAACGATTCGCACCCACTGGCGCTGGTAATCACGTTGGCCTGGATACAGGCTACGCACTTGAGTTAATCTTGCTGTGTTCATTTGGTTGCTTCCTTGAGTAGTTCTACACGCTCACGGGCGACGCGCAGGGTGTTATAGCGCTGATGCAAACGCTCCAGCACAGTCACGCGCTTACCCGTAACGCGTTCTTCGTTCAACAATGACAAGACTTGTTCCTCAGTCTTTAAACTCAAATCACTGTTTAGTTTTCGCCATGAAATCATTGATCTGCCCCTCTAATTTTTGTACTTCAGCGTCCGTCCGCATGTAACTGCGTACAGCCGCGTTCATCTGCCGTTCCTTGTGCTTGGCTTCCGACCTTGCGGCCTTCAGCTTGGCCTTCCATTGGTCTATTCGTTTCATTCTTGTTCCTTCAACCAAACTAAAAAACTGTCAATCGTTGCGTCGTTAAACGGCATTGCTTCAATCTTGGCGGCGATCTCGACAAACGCCTGCTGGCGCGCGGTGATCTGTTGCTCGACCATCTGACGCTTGCGCCAGCCCATCGCCTTCTCAGACTCGTTCAGTTCAATTTCAGATACGGTCTGCTTGGTGTTTAGTCTGGTCATACAAAATAATCCTTATCTAACATTCGGTCTAGTCTGCCTTTTCTTTTCTGAAATGCTGCTGCCCAAATAATGTGCTCTGCGTTGTTATGTACTTGATCCATCCATGTGGGGCCATCCCAGATCAATCCGTCTCTCGGTGTGTTGCGCCATACCGCGTTGCGATCTCTGTGCGTTTCAGCGGCTTCACGGGCGTCCGCTTCTATGCGCCGCACGCGCGATTCGCCGGACAATGTTTTGCATGACTCCACGTCAAACTTCATATTCATTTAAGTGCCTCCAATGCGATCTCCGACACGGCCTGCTTAGTATGCAGCGCCGCCCAAATTTTTTCATCTACAGTTTTTTCAGTCATCAGGACATAGACCCACACGTCGTGGCGTTGGCCGCTTCTGTGGATTCGCCCAACTGTCTGCTCGAACAACTCAAGACTCCACGGCAAGGACAGAAAAACCATGTGCTGTCCTCCGTGTTGTAAGTTAAGGCCGTGACCTGCGGATTTTGGATGCACGGCAAGGATTTGTATTTCACCCCGATTCCATCGAGCGATTGCATCATCATCGTCAAGCGTTGTAATTCTGAATCGCCGTTTGAGTTCGGCAAGTTCTTCTTTGTAGGTGTAAGCAATGATGGTGTTTGCATGTTGGTTTTCCTCTAAAAGTTCTTCTAGCCGATCAAATTTGTGGGGGCTGTACCACACTGGCATTTGTGTTATCGTAAACTTACCAGGCACATCGGAGGCTTCACTGTTGGTGTCGTAGACGAATCCCGACGCCAACTGCTGCAATTTGCCCGTCACTACGCCAGCGTTGACCGCCGTGATCGTGTCCAGCACAAACTCTTTCTTCAGTTTGTTGTATGGCGTCAAGTCCATCTTGCACATCACCTCAACGTGATGGCAGGGCGGCAGTTTGTCTTTGTACTCGCCAGGCTCCAGCACATACGTTGCAGGTTTGATTTTCTGCATGACCTTATCAAGCGCGCCGACACGCGGTGCCCACTCGCCAAACTCGGGGTTGAGCAACACAAAGTACTGCTGCATAAACGCGCCCTTGGACCGGCCCAGCAGGTCTTGGTTGACGATCTTGCACTG